TGTTTGGACAGCACTTGTTCGAACCGGGGGGTAAGCGGTTAATTATAACCTGTGGTGAAGAGGATGCTGTAGCAACCTATCACATGACAAGCTTACAAACCAAGTTTGATGGTGGTTATCCAACAGTGTCTGTACCTTCTGGAGAGGATGTATCAGGTATTAAACCTAATCTGGAGTATATCTCCTCATTCGGTGAAATCTATATCATTGCTGATCAGGATAAACAGGGTGCTCTATTCCAAGAGGCCATATGTAAACTATTACCTGTTGGTAAGGTTCGCCTTGTAAAGCTTCCTAAGGGCATTAAAGACCCTTCTGACATGTGGAAGGCGTGTAAGTCTGATAGACAGCGTAACAGGGCTGCTAAGGCTCTTTATAACTCTCTGTTCAGTGCTGAGAAGTATTCACCAGCTGGTATCATGAGTCTGTCTGAGGGTTGGGGTGCATACCTTAATCGTGGTAAAGACCCATTGATTCTATTCCCTGACTCGTTTGGTGACTTGAACCATAAGACGTTTGGTGGTTATGCGTTAGGAGAGATCGTTAACATTATTGCTCCTTCGTCTGTTGGTAAATCCTCATTCGTTAAGGAGATGATTTATACTGCATTGGAGACAACTAACTATAACGTTGGTGTTATCGCTGTGGAAGAAACAATCGATGAATTTATCGAAGGATTATTATCCATCCACATGAGTACCCAACTAAATGAATTGTCGGATGACCAGCGGGACTTTGGAGCAGAGTTTAAAGAATTCCAAGAACTATGCAAATTACGTCCTGATGAATATAAGACGGAAGGAGTTGAAGATGCGGAACGAATCCAGTTCCTTGATCACCAAGGGGCATGTTCAGGTGAAGAGTTGCTTGAAAAGATTAATTTTCTTATCCATGGACTGGACTGTAAGATTATTATCCTCGACCCTGTTACTCTTGCTTTTAGTGGGCATGATACCGACGAAGATGAAATGGCGTCAGAGATTGTCAAGATCGTTAAGAGAAATAAAGTTGCGTGGATTAATGTTCATCATGTCCGTAAGAACAGTTCAGGTGGAACAGCTAACTCAGAAGGTGGCGACTTAGCAGAAGAGGATATCAAAGGTACTGGCGCGTGGTTCCAAACAGGAATGATCAACTTGATCTTCACTCGTAACAAAGTGCATGAGAACCCTGTCATTCGTAATACTACTCGTGTTAAGATGTCAAAATGTCGAAGGCATGGTAAGAGTACCGGAATATGTGGGTGGATTTACTATGATGGTGTTACAGGAAGGCTCCACCTAGGCCAAGACCCAGCTGAGTTAGAAGGAGGAGATACAGCTGGTGCTGAAGACGATATGCCTGCTGGTGGAAATGCTTGGGAAAGCTAAGAAAAAGGATTGACAACGGACAGGGAAGTCTGTAAGATGATCTTAAATCAAACAACGGAGATAAAACATGTTTATATTAATTGCAGAAGACGGCTCAATGTGTAAAATACAGAAGGTCGATGGCGACGTACTCCAAGCATCAGATGATGGTTTGGTAGATGTGGTTCATATTGAGGGAGAGAACCCTACCTTATATGTTAATGGTGCTTGGACAGAAATTGAAACAGTTTAAGAATTGACAACAATCAGGAAAATCACTATGATGAACGCATCAACTGAGAGAGAAACATAATAGTTATTTCTTAGTTGGTACACTAGCAGATCGCTGATCATCTAATGGTAAGACCTCGGCGCGGGCTGGGGAACGTGGGTTCGATTCCTACGATTCGATCTGGAAAGTCCTTGGGAGGATCATCACCCTTGGCAACTGAGAGTTCCCTTACGCTCTCTTAAGAAGTAAGGGTCTGCGAGTACGAGGGTGGCGTACATTGGTTGGACGGAGGGACGCTTAAGAACCCTGTGAAATCTGATCCCTGTCCTGACTTAAGACCAATGCGCGTTGGAGCACTGAGTCAGGTCTTTTTATGATTGAGGATTTTCTAAGTCTTCATCCATAAAGTAATAGGAGGAAATATGCTTTGCAGTAAAGAAAGAATTTTGGTATTTGATGCGGAAGCAAACGGACTTCTGCACAATGTAACAAAGATGTATTGTATCGTAGCTGAAGATTACGAGACAGGAGAAAGATTCTTATTCCATGATTACCCAGAATTTAACGGGGTTTCGGGAGTTGACGAGTCAGGGAACTCTTTCACATTACCAATGAGGGATGGCACTCTTAAAGCTGGTGTACAATTTATCCACCATGCCAAACAATTGATCTGTCATAATGTTGCGGGTTACGATCTCCACTTACTTAAGAAGTTCTACCCTAAATTCAGGATACGTTATGGCTACCCTGAGATTCGTGATACACTACTTGAATCTCAACTATCATGGTATGACAGACCAATGGTAAAGGGTTATAAGGGTATTCACGGACTAGCTGTATGGGGTGCTCGAATAGGTATTCCAAAGCCTGAGATTGAAGATTGGTCTTTCATGGATGCTGCTAAGTTGCACCGTTGTTTGGAAGATGTATCTATCAACACCGAAGTTGCTAGGCGGTTGGATAAGGAATTTGAGCAGCATAAGAAGAAGCGTGGTGCAGACCTCACAGAGGCTATGAGGTGGGAGCAGGAGTATCGTTACTTCTCAACCATCCAAGAACTTAACGGTGCCTTGGTAGACGCCTCACATATGGAACGGTGCGTTGTTGAATTGGATGTGTTGATTGAAGAACTCCGAGTAGAGATTGAACCTAAACTCCCACCTACCTTGAAAATTAAGGCAGCGAAGGAAGAGGCTCACTTTGTAGCTAAACTGGTAGGGGCTAAGACACCACCTGATCGTGCACCATATACCAAGATAGTGAAGGGTGAGTTAGTAGCAGCGTTTAAAAAGACGATGCATAAACCCACTATGAAGTTCCAGAACGTCAAGAAACAAAAGATTTATGCAGTAACTCTTGACGGTGAACAGCTGATCGGTCATACTTTCTTCAAGTTGAAAGAAGCAAGAGAATGGGCTAAGGAGAACCACCCCGATGTTAAGAAGGGCTTTAAGTATCCTTCTAAAGAAACGGAAACAAAGGTAATCGATGCTCATACAAAAGCTCACTTTGCTGAAGAAATTGAAAGTGGTACTGAAATTCTGGGGCCATTCACGAAGGTTGTCTTCTCACCTTCTAAAATGAGTCAACATGAAAAGGTAAAGCTTCTCTTGGTTAGTCTGGGATGGCAAACTGATGAATGGACTTTCAAGAAGGATTCAAATGATCAGTTTGTTAGGGCTGATATGGGTGGTGAAACACGATGGCCCTCAAAGCCCATCAAAGGCTTCCAGTTAAAGGAAAAGTATAAGAAGGGTGATCGTGTACCCGTCACTCCAAAGATCACTGAGGACTCCTTCCAGTGGCTTCCTGAGGGTTTTGAAGGTCTTGGGAAGAAGATTAAGGAGTACAACACGTATGTACATCGACGGGGTTTTATTCAGAATCCTAAAGATGATGAAAAAGGACTCTTGAATAACATTCGGGAAGATGGTAGAGTATCATGCGGTATCATGACATTTGGTACTACAGCGGGTCGGGCTGCACAGTATGGTTGGGTTAATGCTCCGGGGGTTAAAGCCTTGTACGGTGAGAATATTCGTAAGATTATTGTTGCACCTAAAGGGTCTAAGCTAATGGGTATTGATATGCCTAGTGCTCACCCACGACTACTTGCAGATTTCACTAATAATCAGTTGTTCATCGATTCGGTGGATGGTAAAGAAGAGGAGGAGGATGGTACTTATGTCGGGGAAGATTTCCACACAGTTAACTCAGTTCTGTTTGAACTTAACACGCAGGAAGATGTTCAAAAGGCTGTACGAACTCAAGATAAGCAACTTATCAAACTGCTCAGTAAGGGAAGAGGTAAGGGAAAAGGAGGGAGTTACTGTACTCTGTATGGAGGCTCAGACAAAAAACTCGCTCTTACTATTGGAATTGAGTTGTCCAAAGGAGCTAGACTCAAAGAACAGTTCCTTTCAGGATTGGGACTTGACGTACTTCTCAGAGAGATTACTAAAACATGGGGGAGTATGAAGCATGGTAGAGGTTCTTATATTGCTGTATTGGGGGGTTACATCGTCTGGTGCTCAAGTAAGCATAAGATCATCAATTATAAAGCTTTGGGTTCAGAAGCAGTTTTACAAAAGGTGGCTGTTGTATTACTATGCCGTAAGATTAGCGAATTGTGTTTGAAAACTAAACTTATACTCAATGTCCACGACGAAGTACTACTGGAGGTTCCTGATGAAGAAGTAGAAACTATGAGAAAGTTGGGTTCACAAATGTATGTGGAAGCAGCTAAGGTTCTTGGTCTAAGACTAGATTGGACTTCAGTTGCAAAGGTAGGAATTAACTACGCAGTTTGCCATTAATAGAAGGAGAGAAGAATGAAGAAAAGCTTACTAACACTAGCAATCGCAGCGGGGCTTCTGGCAGGTTGTTCAGGATCAGGACCGTTATCTAACAAACTGAAACAGGTGGATTCTTATTACGAAATCGATACTTGGGGTTCTAACTCAGAAATCTATGAGTTCACCCCAGAGAACGCACCAGAGAAACTTTGTGTTCTGTTCCTAACCGATAGTACAAAGGCCACTGCAATGCAGTGTTTCGATAAAGTCAAATAACTAGCAAATAGTTGTAGACACCTACTACCGGATGATGTATCATACTCATCCTCAAGATTTAATAAACAACGGAGATATACAAAACATGGCAAAAGCTACAGCAAAAGTAATCAGCGACGTAATCTTTAACTACGTCCACA